GGGTCACCTGACCCCAAAGGTTGACACAAACAAAAACCGCACAGAAGGTTCCCCCTCTGCGCGGCTCCCACAAAACGTGTCAAACGAACGACACGCCCAGACCGGCAGCCAACTTGCTGAAACGACGACGGTCGGCCGCACTCAGCTTCGCACGGCCCTTGACGACACGCTCCAAAGCCTTGAACAAGTTCGCAGCATCATCCGCATCCGCAGCCTTCTGCACCTGCTGCTCGCCGCGGGTCATGTGACCCGAAAGAACGTTCCGGATGTCACGAAGCATCGTCTTGGCACCCTCGTACTCGGCGTGCTCGTCATCCAGAACCCATTCGGTCTTGGCGCGGTGGTGCGTCGAATGCTTGACCGCGCAGCCGGTAACCTCGGAAACGGCGAGCACCAGTTGCAAATCGGTCGCGTTGGTCAATGCAGCGATGAACTTCTCGCGTGCCTTCCAGAAGGTGCGGAGTGCAGCGACGTGAGCGGGGTTGGCCTTGGGTGCAGCGATGGTGGTGATGGTCTTAGCCATGATGAATCTCCTTAAAAGATATAAGAAACAAACAGTCGCCAGCGGGATGCTGACCATTCCATTATAGCATAGAGGGGGTTTTCCGACCCCCACCGGAGGGGCATCACCCCTTTTTGCGGGCGGCGTGGCGATTGCACATAAACACTATTTCTCAGCCGCACAGCGCAATTTGTCAAATCACAGTCAAACCCGCATCAACACACCCCCTCACCGCTACTATAAAATTTCACCACCCTTTGTCAAATCTTAGACACATGCCCCCTACCCACTACGAAAAATACGGGCGTATCCACTACGAAAAGAACCGCGCCGCCCACATCGCCAGAGTCCGCGCCAACAACGACAGGCTGAAAAAAGAATGGCACGACTACAAAGCATCCCTAGCCTGCACTCACTGCGGCGCTTCACATCCCGCCATCTTCGACTTTCACCACGTAAACCCGCACGACCCGGACAAGCAGCGCGTAAATGAACTAATAAACAGCAAGCGCTTTGCAGCCGCGTATAAAGAAGTCGAAGAGAAGTGCATCGTCCTCTGCGCTAACTGCCACCGCATCCACCACTATAACGAACAAAAAAATACCCCAGAGAGCGAATCATCTGGGGGTGCATAGGGAGATGCGAAGTTAGGAGAGTGAAGTGCCCGCTTGCGCTAGACACGAAACCACAATACACTAAAACCCATCGCTTATCAAGCGCGTAGCACCTCCATATGAAATTTTTCAATCACCTGCTGGGGCAGGACTCGTTCACACCCGCCATTATTGCGGGCGATGTGCCATTTACTCCGATTGAAAACGCTACCCCGAACGAAGTAATTGATGCGCAGGCTGCAACATCCGAGTGGTTAAAGAGCTTGGGGTGCGTGGACGATGAAGAAATCGCTACGAAGGCAGATGAGAAAGCTGCACGAGACGCATTTAGCTCCGTGCTGACCCTACCCCCCGACCAGCAGAAGCAGAAAATCCTCAACCTCAAGACCCCCGCCGCTGTACAGAAGCATGTCGCCATGCTTACCGCCTTTGATTGGCAGTTTGTAGAGCAGGCCAAAGAGATTCGCGGCTACACCGTGGCTCAACTTCTTGAGGAAACCCAGCACCCCGATGCAAAAGTGCGCCTGAAAGCGCTGGAGTTGTTGGGCAAGGTCACAGAAGTGGCGCTGTTCACTGAGCGCATCGAAGTTAAAAAGACAGAACTGAAGGACGAGGAACTCGACCAGCGCATTAAAGAGAAGTTAGCCAAGTATGGCGTCGGAGACATAATCGACATCACGCCAAAACAAGAGAAACCCGTCGAAAACGGAGAGGTGGAGTGAATTTCTTAGCCCCCGCCGAGCTAGCCGCCATCCAAGCGGCCCTACCCATGATGTCTCCCGAAGAAAAAGCGGAGCTTCTTGAGGACTTGGAAGAGAAAGAGCGCAGGTTCAAGCTGCACCAGTCCCAAACTTCCATGCTTAGCTTTGCAAACGCCGTATATCCGGGGTTCAAGGAAGGGCCACACCATAGGAAGCTGGCTAAAATCTTCAGCGAAGTTATCGCCGGTAAGAAAAAGCGAGTGATTATCAACATCGCGCCACGTATGGGTAAGTCTGAGTTCTCTTCGTACCTGTTCCCTGCATTCTTTCTGGGTAATTTCCCGGAGAAGAAGATTATTATGGGTACGCACACCGCCAGTCTCTCCGAAGACTTTGGTCGGAGAATCAGAAACCTGATTGATAGTGACGAGTACAAGCGTGTCTTTCCCAACACCTCAGTCGCCGCTGACCAAAAAGCAGCAGGTAAATGGAGTACAGCTAAAGGTGGTCAATACTATGCAGTGGGTGTGGGTGGTGCGCTGGCTGGTCGTGGTGCTGATTTGTTTGTTATTGACGACCCGCACTCTGAACAAGACATCAAGGCCAACAGCAAGGCTACGTTTGAGAATGCGTGGTCGTGGTTCCAGACGGGTCCGCTACAACGTCTGATGCCGGGGGGTGCCATCGTGGTCATTATGACCCGCTGGTCTCTGTTGGACCTGACAGGCAAACTCATTGATTTTCAAACAAAAAACCCAGACGCGGACCAGTGGGAGATTGTAGAACTACCCGCCATCCTGCACCAAGATACCCCAAAAGAGAAATCGCTTTGGCCTGAGCAGTGGAGCCTAGAAGCTCTTAAGTCCAAGCGTGCAAACATGGACCCCCGCTTCTGGAATGCGCAGTATATGCAGCAGCCTACGGCGGACAGTGCGTCGTTTATCTCTAGAAAGTCGTGGCAGATTTGGCCTCAAGACGACCCCCCTCAGTGTGAGTACATAATTCAGTCTTGGGATACGGCCCACGATACTAAGTCAACGTCCGACTATAGCGCCTGCACTACGTGGGGTGTTTGGTACAACGAGGAGGATGGCAACTCCCCGAACCTGATTCTGCTAGATGCTTTCAAGGACCGGATGGCGTTCCCGGAACTAAAAGAGATTGCATTAAAGCACTACAAAGATTGGAAGCCAGATGCGTTCATCATTGAAAAGAAAGCAGCAGGAGCACCGCTGATTCAAGAACTTAGGCGCATGGGTATACCAGTTCAGGAATTTACACCGTCACGAGGCAACGATAAGATTGCACGTGTAAATGCAGTTTCTGATTTATTTGCGTCTGGTAAAGTGTGGGCGCCAGACACCCGATGGGCTAGGGAAGTAATTGAAGAAGTCGCGTCTTTCCCTGTAGGCGAGCACGATGACTTTGTGGATACGACGACGCAGGCGCTCCTGCGGTATAGGCAAGGCGGGTTTATCAGTTTGGATTCGGATGAGAGGGATGAAGCCTTTTATGCTCCCCGCCGAGCCGCATACTACTAGGAAACAAAGGAACAACTATGGCCGTTGATAAAGGTTTGTACCAAGCCCCGCAGGGAATCGAAGCGGAAGCTGAAGAGATGGAGCCGATTGAGATTGAAATTATTGAGGCTGAGATTGAATTCGGTGAACCCGAAGAAATGCTGGAGGAAGAAAGCGCCGAGTTCTACGAGAACTTAGCTGAGCAGATTGAAGAAGGTGCATTGCAGTCGCTGGCTAGCGACCTGTCTTCGGATATCACCAACGACCTCGGGTCCCGCAAAGATTGGGAAGATGCGTACAAGGAAGGCATCACGCTGCTTGGTTTGAAGTATGAGGAGCGTACGGAGCCGTGGTCCGGTGCCTGCGGTGTGTTCCACCCGATGATTACTGAAGCGGTTGTGCGCTTCCAGTCTGAAACGATTATGGAGACCTTTCCGGCCAAGGGTCCCGTGAAGACGCAGATTGTTGGGAAGCAGACCCGCGAGAAGGAAGAAGCAGCGCAGCGTGTCGAAGAAGACATGAACTATCAGTTGACGGAGAAGATGACCGAGTTCCGTCCTGAACATGAGCGCATGCTGTGGAGCCTCCCGGCTACGGGTTCGGCTTTCAAGAAGGTGTATTACGACCCCAGTCTAGAGCGCCAAGTATCTTTGTTTGTGCCTGCTGAAGACATCATCCTGCCGTACGGCACAACTGAGTTGAGCACCTGCCCGCGTGTGACGCACCGCATGCGTAAGACGAAGAACGACATCCTGAAGCTTCAAGCAGCAGGGTTCTACAGAGAAGTAGAGCTTGGCGAACCGTCGAAGTTCAAGGACGACATTACTCAGCGCAAGGACGAAGAGACTGGGTTCTCGGCTAACTACGATGACCGCTATGAGTTGTATGAGTGCCACGCCGACCTCGACCTGCCGGGGTTTGAAGATGTAGATGACGATGGTGAGAAGACGGGTATCGGCCTGCCGTACGTTGTGACGATGCTGCGTGGGTCTAATGAGATTCTGGCTATCCGCCGTAACTGGAAGGAAGAGGACCCGCTCAAGCTCAAGCGTCATCACTTCGTGCACTACCAGTACATCCCCGGCTTCGGTGCGTATGGCTTCGGTCTGTTCCACCTCATCGGTGGCTACGCTAAGAGCGCTACGTCTATCATGCGTCAGTTGGTGGATGCCGGTACGCTGGCTAATCTGCCGGGCGGGTTAAAAAGCAGAGGACTCAGGATTAAAGGAGATGACACCCCCATCTCTCCGGGCGAGTTCCGTGACGTTGATGTAGGTAGTGGGACGATTCGGGACAACATCCTGCCCTTGCCGTACAAGGAGCCGTCAGGTGTTTTAGCTTCTTTGATGGACCGGATTGTGGACGAGGGTCGCCGCTTCGCTGCTACGGCTGATATGAAAGTTGCGGACATGTCCGCACAAGCCCCTGTCGGTACCACGCTGGCGATTCTGGAGCGGATGCTGAAGGTGATGTCTGCCGTTCAGGCCCGTGTGCACTATGCGTTTAAGCAGGAGCTTCGCCTCCTCGCCACCATCATCCGCGACTATACCGATGACGAGTACAGCTTTGAGCCGGATGAAGGCCGGGCCACGGCCAAGAAGTCGGACTACAGCCACGTAGATATTATCCCGGTCAGCGACCCCAATGCAGCAACTATGTCGCAGCGGGTTGTTCAGTATCAGGCTGCACTACAACTTGCCACGACGGCTCCGGATATCTACAACCTCAAGGCGCTCCACCGGCAGATGCTGGAAGTGTTGGGCATCAAGGACGTTGACGAGCTTATTCCACCGGACGACGAGCAGAAGCCGAAGGACCCGGTCAGTGAGAATATGGCTGTGTTGAAGGGCGAGCCGGTCAAGGCGTTTCTGTACCAAGACCATGAAGCTCACATCAAGGTACACATGTCGGCAATGCAGGACCCCATCGTGCAGCAGATGGTTGGTCAAAGCCCGCAGGCGAATCAAATTATGGGCGCCATGACCGCGCATATTGCAGAACACTTGGGCTTTGCTTATCGCTCAAAAATTGAGCAGGCCATGGGTGTGGACCTCCCGATGCCGGATGAAGATATGCCGCCCGAGATTGAGGTTCAGTTGTCTCGGCTTATCGCGCAAGCCGCTCCGATTGTGTTGCAGGAAAGCCAGAGCCAAACCGCACAGCAGCAAGCCGCTGCTCAACAACAAGAAATGGCTAATGACCCCGTCATCCAGATTCAGCAGAAAGAACTTCAGATTCGTGAGCGCGAGCAGATGATGAAGGAACAGAAAGCCATGGCGGAAGTGCAGCTTGAACAGCAGCGCATCGAGATTGAACGCCAGAAGGTTGAAGGCGAACTGTTTGCCAAGGGTATGCAAATCAGCAGCAGTACTGTCCAGAAGTCGAAGGAATTGGAATCCAGAGAGTTTGCTGAAGGTGTAAAAATCGGCGCCACCAATCGCGCCGCAAAGGGGACCATTAAGTGAATGACTATGTAAACGTAAAGCTCTTCCATGAGTATTTACGCAAGGAAATGAATAACTACGCAGACGATGTTGCAACCGGCGTCTGTGCTGATTTTGCTGCTTACAAAGAACTGTGTGGGGTGATACGAGGCTTGGCCCTAGCAGAGCGGTTGCTAATCGACCTCGCAAAAGAGAAAGATGACGATGACGAATGAAAATTCGGAAGTTGTAGAAATGCAGGAAGACGAAGTAGAAGCTAGCGCACGACAGTTGCCCGACCCTACCGGTTGGAAGATTCTCTGTGCTGTGCCGTCGATTGACGAGAAGTTTGAAGGTACTACGTTGTATCGCCCGGATAGCTTATCCAAGCAGGAAGAGCATGCGACTACGGTTCTTTTCGTTATGAAGGTCGGCCCCGACGCATTCAAGGATGACCGCAAGTTTCCTACGGGTCCGTGGTGTGCAGAGGGTGACTTCGTTTTGGTTCGTGCCTATTCGGGTACGCGATTCAAGATTCACGGTAAGGAATTCCGCCTGCTTAACGATGACCAGATTGAGGCTGTCGTTCAAGACCCGCGTGGAATTACCCGTGCTTAAGGAGTAGAAAATGGCAGAACAAGAAAATTACGAGTACGAAGATGTAGGGACCGAAGATAGCTATGACGTAGATATTGACGGTGAAGATGATATCGACCTTGAGGTTGTAGACGACACACCTGAAGAGGACCGTGGTCGCAAGCCGCTTGCAAAGGAAGTAGACGACCCTACTGACGATGAGATTGAGCAGTATGGGGACAAGGTAAAGACGCGCATCAAGGAGTTGACCCACGCTCGCCATGACGAACGCCGGGCTAAGGAAGCCGCTCACCGTGAGAAGGAAGAAGCGATTCGTCTGGCTCAGCAGATTCTGGAAGAGAACAAGCGACTCAAGGATTATGTAGAGACGGGCACTAAATCTTATGCAGAAATGCTTAAGGCCAAGACCGAGATGGAGCTTCAACTTGCACGGGATAAGTTTAAGTCCGCGCAGGAAAGCTACGATACGGATGAAATGGTTGCGGCCCAAGAGGCGTTGGCAGATGCCAAGATGCGCTTTGAACAAGCCAAGCATTTTAATCCAGCCCCTTTACAGACCGAAAACTATCAGGTATATAGGGAGCAACCAGCCGCACAACCCCCGCAGTTAGACGACCGTACACTGCGCTGGCAGCAAAAAAACCAGTGGTTTGGAACTCCGGGGTACGAAGAGCTAACTAGTTTTGCTCTTGGGCTGCATCAGAAGCTGATTAACCAAGGTGTTACACCCCAAGTTAATCCAGACGAATACTACGGGCGAATTGACGCCCGCATGCGGGAAGTTTTTCCAGAAGTATTTGGGGGAACCCAGAAGACCCAAGCATCGGCTAAAAAGCCCGCCACGGTTGTAGCCTCGGCTAATCGTTCTTCTAGCGGTAAGAAGGTGCAGTTGACAACAACTCAACTTGCTATCGCCAAGAAGTTCGGCCTTTCCCCCAAGCAATACGCAGAAGCGTATCTCAAGACGATGGAGAAATAACATGACCCGCACCCCCCGCGATGTTGAAAACCGCGCCACTACTACTCGTGCAGTGTATGTCCCGCCTAGCACACTGCCCGTACCGACACCGCAAGCCGGCTATTCTTTCCGCTGGATTGCAACCGCTGTTTTAGGGCAAGCAGACCCGTCTAACGTGTCAAAGAAGATGCGTGAGGGTTGGGAACCGGTTCGTGCCGAAGACCATCCTGAACTGCAACTTGCTCCTACTTCCAACGGTAATGTCGAACTTGGCGGATTGATGTTGTGCAAGATGCCGACTGAAAAGGTGCAGGCCCGTAATCAATATTACGAAGACCACGCGCAGGCTCAGATGGAATCGGTAGATAATACCTACCTGCGCAATAATGACTCCCGCATGCCGATGTTTAGTGAAAAGAAGTCAACCATTAGTCGCGGCGGCGGATTTGGAAACGGAACTAAATAAGGAGCTTTAAATGGCTTACCCGACTGTTGATGCCCCGTACGGGCTAGAACCGATTAACCTAATCGGCGGTCAGGTGTTCGCGGGTTCGACCCGCATGTTCCCGATTGCCAGTGGCTACAACGCAAACCTGTTTAACGGTCAAGTTGTGCAACTGACGACGGACGGCACCATTATCGTCAATCCCACCACCAATGGTACTTCGCCTGTTGCAGGTATCGTCGGTGTTTTCCTTGGTGTTGAATACACCAACCCGAGCACCAAGCAAAAGCTGCGTGCCCAGTACTGGCCGCAAGGCACCGTTGCTTCGGATGCTGTCGGTTATATTCTCGATGACCCCGATGCAATCTTCAAGGCTGTCATTTGTAGCACCGGTACCACCGTTGCTGCTCTCGGCCAATGGGGTGTCGGCAAGAATGCGGCTCTCATCCAGAACGGCGGTTCTACTACCACCGGCAATGCAACTGTTGCTATTGGCGGGCAAGCTCCGGCTGCTACCAACACCATCGTGCGCGTTGTTGGCCTCGTTCCGGACTCGGCTCTCACCACGACGGCTTCGGGTACCACCAGCGGTTCCAGCACCACCGTGACTCTGGCCGCTGCCAATAGCGCCATCCTGCCGTACATGGGTGTCAGCGGTACCGGCATTGCTGTCGGTAACTACGTCGTTTCGATTTCCGGTACGACCCTGACCCTCGCGGTTGCAGTTAACCTTGCTTCGGCTACCACCCTGACTTTCACGGGTTCGCCGGAAGTTCTGGTTAAGTTCAACCACGGTTGGCATTCGTACTACAACTCGACCGGCGCTGCCGTCGCTTCCTGATAGGGGTTAATCATGGCAATTTCTCGTGCCCAGCTACTTAAGGAACTCCTGCCCGGCTTAAACGCGCTGTTTGGTTTGGAGTATGCTCGCTACGGCGAGGAACACAAGGAAATCTACGAGACCGAAACCTCGGAACGTTCCTTTGAAGAAGAAACCAAGCTGTCCGGCTTCTCGGCAGCTCCGGTGAAGAACGAAGGTCAAGCCATTGCGTATGACAATGCACAAGAAGCTTGGACTGCTCGTTACAACCACGAAACCATCGCTCTGGGTTTCTCGCTGACGGAAGAAGCCGTTGAGGACAACCTCTACGACACGCTGTCGGCTCGTTACACCAAGGCTCTGGCTCGTGCCATGGCTTACACCAAGCAAGTCAAGGCTGCTGCGGTTCTGAACAATGGCTTCTCGTCGTCGTTTGCTGGCGGTGATGGCGTCGCGCTGTTCAGCACAGCTCACCCGCTGATTTCTGGTGGCACCAACAGCAACACCCCGGCAGTCGCTGCTGACTTGAATGAGACTTCGCTTGAAGCCGCTGTTATTCAAATCGCTGCGTGGACTGACGAACGTGGTCTGCTGATTGCTGCTCAGCCGCGTAAGCTGATTGTTCCGCCCGCTCTGATGTTCGTCGCTACCCGTCTGCTGGAAACCGAACTCCGTGTCGCTACCGCTGACAACGACATCAATGCGCTGAAGAACAACGGTTCGATTCCGGAAGGTTACACCGTTAACCACTTCCTGACCGACAACAACGCTTGGTTCCTCACCACCGACGTGCCGAATGGTATGAAGCATTTCGTTCGTACCCCGCTGGCTACCTCGATGGACGGCGACTTTGATACCGGCAACGTCCGTTACAAGGCTCGTGAGCGTTACAGCTTCGGCTTCTCGGACCCGCTGGGTATGTTCGGTTCGCCGGGCGCCTAAGTAGGTCTTAAGTAGTAAGAAGGGGGGCTTCGGCCCCCCTTTGTTTTTGTATTGTGCGTTTTAGCATTAGGTGGTATAAAACAACCATCTAGGAACCCAAGCCCATGCGACTGGCCTAGCAGACGTTATAGAGACTCATGGGCTACGTGCTATAACACAGGAGTTCGCAATGGCTCGTACAACTTTTTCTGGCCCGGTAGCCTCTGATAACGGCTTTATCGGGAATATCACTGGCAATGTTACCGGCAATGTTACCGGCAACGTAACTGCTACTACTGTTAGCGCTACTGGCAATATCACTGCCGATAGCAATGTGGCGGTTGTTGCTGGCGGTGCTGCTGCCTTTCTTGCAACTACTACCGCAGGTCTTGGTATTTATGTTGGCTCGGGCGCACCGACTGTGTCGGCTGCTCAAGGCTCGCTCTATCTCCGTACCGATGGTTCTTCGACTAGCACCCGTCTTTATGTGAATACAAACGGTTCTACGACTTGGACTAACGTCACAACTGCTGCTTAATAGGAGGCCCAAATGCCTTCGATGCAATATGACGTAAAATCAGTACGACTAAGTGCTGATGGTCAAGCTGTTAATTACCGTGTCCGGGTTAAAGCAATCTATGGCGTTTCTGGCGCAAGTGCTGGTTCTGTTAAGTTTTATGACGGTACTAGTACTTCTGGCGAACTGCTTATCGACATTGATACCCCCGTAGGCACTGGTAATAACTTCTACATGATGATTCCGGGCGAAGGCGTTCTGTTCCGTACAGGCGTTTACGTTGATGTCACCAACATCACAGGCGTCACCATTTATTATGGCTAAGTCCCCTGCTTGGCAGCGTAAGGAAGGCAAGAACCCCAAAGGCGGCTTGAACGCCAAGGGCCGTGCGTCCTATAACAAAGCTAATCCCGGCAAGCCGGGGTTAAAGGCACCGCAGCCTGAAGGCGTCTCACGCAAGAAGTCTTTTTGCGCCAGAATGTCCGGTATGAAGAAGAAACTTACTTCTGCGAAG